GGGTTAATGTGTCTGCGATAAAGTCCTTTAGTCGCTACTGCAATTTCGTCTGCGTTTGAACTAAAACCGCTACCACTATTTGAACCACTAAATAAAATAGGTGGTGCGCTATGTGATACAATTAATTTACGTTCGCTTTCCTCTGAATAAAATACATTTTGTTGGTTTAATTCGGGTGGGTGTAATTGGTCTACTACTACTGCTTCTTCTGCTCCCTCATTAAACGATACGATTACCGCACTTTGATTTTCTGTACCTACAACTTTACTTCTTACTTTGTCGGCTTGTGCTACTGCTTCTTCTTGGTCGTTTATCCTACCGTTATTGTAATTAATAACAGTCAAAGCACTCATTACATTTTTAAAGTGTTGCTTTCCTGCGTTTGCTAATTCTCCCTCAACTTGCGCCCAAGGAATACCTGCTAAATAATCAGGAATAGGAAAGAACGGCTCGGCTGTTGGTCTGCGTACATAAAGTATTTCTAAATTACTTTCTTTGTATTTACCGCTAAACTTTGGATATAAAGCAGGTTTGTATCTTGCTCTGTTATTCCAATCGTAAGAATACCAATAACCATCTACTTTATTTTCTCCATCGTAGTTTACACCCAATTTATAAATAGGTATGTATTCGATTTTTAAAGGTTTCTTGTCTTTCGGGTTTGTCGCTGCATTCCAAATAATTTGAGCAGAATAACCGCCATACGTTTTATAATCTTGCACCATTAACAAAATATCCTCCTGACTTATAATTGAATTAATAGAAGTTTCTCCTTTTAGCTTATCTACCAATCCATCCCCATACACATAATTTACAAAAGCATTGATTATACTTGCATTTGTTGGACTGTCATCGTATGCGTTTTTATACGTTTGAAAGTTGATGTTATTAACTCCGTTTGTGATCCATTTTCTGCCGTAAACAGGTTTAATGTCGATAGGCTGAAATGCGGACATTTTAACCTCTCCTTGGAAAACGTGAACGTTATTTGAAACTGTATTTACTTGTGGTTTGGCTGCCATAATTATAATTTTGAATGTCCGTTCCTGATTCCAACACAATTAATTTACCTTTATAGATAATTTCAGAATCATTTAAGATTGAAACCTCGTATTTATGCTGTGTTTTAAAGTCTGTTGGCTGTGTTGTGATTGTTATATTTAACTTATCGTTAACGATAAAAGTTATTGCAGGATTTATAACTACTCCTGTGTTTTCGTTCCTTAAATTAAGCGTAAGAGTGTCGGAAATAATAGGATATTTACGAGGAATTAAGCTAAATTCTAAGGCTTCTGTTAAAAAAAGTACTTTCATTTTTGAAATTTTTATAAAAAAAGGGTGCAACTAAACACCCTTTATTCAATTATTAACTACAAAAATTAAACGTAAGGCATAAGAGCAGTAGCGTAAGCTGTTAATCCTGCACCTGTTAAAAGATATTTACGGCTAAAGTCCGGTTCCATTGTCTGGAATGTAACAGTATAACCGTTTAAATCCCCGATTGTTCCCCCTGTATCACCATCGGCTGTAATAGCTTGTGCGCCTAATTGCGAACCTGCCACTACGATAGTACCGTCTTTCTTTTCGATAAACAAAACTACATCACCTTTCAATAATTCTTCAATCATTAAAGTATCTGCGATGTCTGCACCTGCTGCTACGTTGAAAGTACAAGGAATTGTACCCGTTACGCCTGTGCTTCTGTTATCGCCACCACTTACCCCATTTTCAAGGTATTTAGTAGCTGTATTTTTTAGCTCTAATCTTGCAATAGTACCTGCGGTCATTCCAGCAGGTAGGGCAACAACCCCTGCACCTGTGGTTACAACTCTGGCTGCAGAATCATAAGGAGCAATACCGATAGCAAGAACTCCCGGTATCTTAGAGATACACGCTAATTTTCTACTTTTTGTTAATGTTACACAACCCATATAAATTTATTTTAAAATAAGGGGAGTAACTAAACCCCCCTCGTTACTTTTTTATCCTGCGTAAAGAACATTGAATTTTTGATTAACTACGTGAGCAGCTATTGTAACATTGTTTTTGATAAACATTTGTTCGCTGTTTGCTGCGATATAATCAACTTTCATTGTGTTAACATCTGAAAGTAAATCAGTACACCAAATCAAATTAGATTTCAAAGCACATATAACTACTTTCTCAGGTAGCGGTACAAATTCCACTTTCAAACCGTTGAAGTAGATATTTTGCGCACTTGCATCAGCATCAAAAGGCTTAGTGTAATCTGTAGTAACATTATTAGCTTGTATAATCATTTGCTTGTGTGAACGTGGAGCAAATAAAATAGGCTGTTCTGAACCTGACAAAGTAGCTGCTGGAATAGCTGCATAAATTTTGTCATACTCTGCTTTGATTACACTTGCTGTAACTGTAGTTCCTGCTACTTTTACACGAGTACCAACACCCGCTGTAGCAGAAGCATTTGAACTATTGTAAACCATTTTAGCTAAAATACCATCAGTTTGAGAAGCTGTTAAGGCTGCAACTTGTGTTTTTTCTGCTGCTCCAACTTCTGCTTGTGTTGTTCCTGCTGTCAAGGCTGCAACTGCTGTTTTAGTAGCACTTGTTACACCGTTCCAGAACTCATTTTCTAAAGCTAAAGAGATTTGTTTAGCATACAATCCACCAATCAAAAGTCTTTCAAATTCTGTTGACATAATTTCCCAAGCACCCGGCTTGATGTCTTTTTTGAATCTTGAAAAACGTAAGTTAGCAGGATCAAATGTTTGGTAAAACTGCCCTTTAACAGGAGTTACGGCTACATCAAAAGCAGTAAGTGAACCTGCTGTAGTAGGCACTCCGCTTGTGTAAGCTTGTAGGGTTGCAGATGCTGTTGCTTCTGTAAAAATTGTTTCGGCTTTAACATTATCCTCAAATGTTACAAGTCCTTTACCGATAGTAGCATTCTCGAATAAGATTTCTTCGATTATCGGCTCTGCTGCTACTCCTTTAATATCAATACTGTTGTAAGTAATTGCCATTGTTTAATTTTTTTTTAATTATTATTTCTTTGTTATTTTGTTGCTCGTCTTTTTTGTAACTCTGTCATTTGTTCCCAAGGGATTTGACTTTTCATTTCAACATCTTTCGGCAAATCAACAATAGATGCTGCTGCTGGTGTCTGTTTTGACATTGTAACCAAATCTTCTTCGGCTTTTACTTTGTCGGCTTCAATCGTTACCAATTGCGCTTTTAAATCGTCAATTTGTTTTTTCAAAGCATCGTTTTCAGCTTGTAAATCGTTGGCTTCGGGAGCGACTGTGACCTCTGCGGCTTCTTGTGCAATAGGTTCGTTTTCAGTCGCTGCTTCCGCCTTAACTTCTTCGGGTGCATCTTCGATAGGTGCATCTTCTTTTTTATCTTCTTCTTTTGGATCAACTGCCATTTCCACCACTTCCTCAATAGGCTCAGCAGAAAACAAAGCAACTATCTTAGTTAAAAGATTTTCTTTTTGTTTATTCATTTGTATATTTGTATTTGTGTTTACTTCTTTAAATAAGACTTTACCCTCGATAGAAAGACCGTCTAAGTTTCCTGCTTTACACTCTTGCCAAACGGCATCGTTATCCACTTTAAACCCCATAACTAAATCCCCTTTTTTAGTTACTAAACCAAGTTCATTAGATTTGTCATTTGCAGGGTTTGCCACTATCCAACTTTCAAAAGGAAAAACTCCATCAGTATTAAATTCTGCGTGATCTATATTTGTTCCGCTGTTTGCGTTGGTTCTAAAATAGTTTTGTTGGAATTTCTCGATTGTTTCTGCTGTGTAGAATACGTTTGCAGGTTCGCCTTGTATGTTATTACGATAGATTAATTTATCAGGTGACATCGCAACTGAAAAGATTTCTCTTTTTTCTTCATTAGCGAAGTATAAAGGGGTTTCTGTTTCCTCGCTGAATTTAACCATTGTCATTTCTAAAGCTGGGTTCTTAACCAAACTCACTTTAAAATCTTTCTCGAATGTTATCTCGTAAACTTTCATAGGCATATAAACAAAAAAGCACTATCCGATTTAACAGATAGTGCTTTTTGTATTCTTAAAATTAGTGCTATACATCTTCATATAGTTTAATCTTGTCAAAGATACAAAATTATTATTTAATAATAATACATTAACGTAACTTTTTTTAAATTATTTTTTAGGCATAAAAAAACCACCTATTTAAAAGTGGTTTTATTTTCTACTCTGGTAACGTGTTCTTCACACGCTTTAATCATTCTGTCATAATCCCGGTAAGTGATTACCGTTAAATGCGAACTAATTTTAAAGTGTCGCTCATTCGATACATTTTTAAAGATTTCTTTTGATTGTATCGTGTTTAAATGAACAACAATACTACCTAATTTATCCATAGGCTTATGGTGTAGCTATAAAGATAGTAAATTAATCCTCAAAGTGTTCATCATA